CACTCATAATTAACTGTCATACGCAAGCCCCTGACCTCCGCGTACTTTACTTGATTGTTCATCTTGAAGATCTTTGTAGACTCCTTTAAATGATGCTCTAATCTGGTCAAAGTTTTTGGCTGCAGCAACTAGTGAATTAATATTTCCATCTCTTCCTGCTGTAATACTTGTAGTCTCCATATATCTAGCTAATCTATCTAACATAGATGCCATACCTTTGTATGCTCTAGATGTTGGAGTCTCATACATTCTTTTACAAAATTCTAAAGCAATAAAGATATCTGTATCTTCTGTTGAAAATTCTGCTTGTATTTCTGACAATATAATATGTTCTTTATCTATCTCAGGAGTATGAAAGAAAGGATTCAAATCTGGATTAGGACAAGTCATATAAAATAAATACAGATAGATCTTAAGGTAATCATCTGGATAATTATCCATAACATCCTTAAGTGCTTTTAATGTATAGCAATGTTCTGTTGGAACTACTACACCATTTTGTACATCAAATAATCTTACTATCATTTCTTTTTAATTTTATCTTTATTATCATGTACATAATGAACTATACTAAGTACTTCATCTATTAAATAAGGCATTGGTATAGGAATAACTTCTTTAACAATTGGGTTACCCTCACTATCTAATTTAGCAATAGGGTATCCATATTCATCTTCAGATTCTACTTCAAATGTAACATGATGTATAAATATTCTTCCTGGCTTTAATTTAGGATTATGCTTTAATATAATATACATATAAATACTAAGCTGTAAAGCATAATGATTAAAGTTACAATCATCTAATCCATCTAGGGGATATAACATCTTTTCAGATTTACCTTCCCAATCAACAAAAGATTCTGTCTTAATTTCTTTATTTGTTTTATAATCAATGATATTTACTTTGCCATTAACTACTTCAACTAAATCTGATTGCCCACATATACCAATAGATTTTAAGTATACCATGTGTTCTGGATATACTCCAGGCTCTAACTTTTGTATTGGAGCCTTTCTTATACCATCACTTTCACCAGATGGTGCAATAACCGGAATAGTTATACCTTCTCTTTCCATAGAAGCTAAAGAACATAGATCAGTTTCTCTTTGATTATGATAGTATGTACCTAATGTAGTAGCTCTATCTGCTTCATTCTTCCAGATGTTCTCTATTTCTTTAGGTTCAATACCATACCATTTAGATCTTTTGCTTTTAGAAACCCTTTCTGCTACTTTTTTAGCATCAAAAGATTTCTTTAAATGAGATATTAAAGTTGTTACACTTACCCAATCTATCTTATCTGATCCATCAATACTTTTGTATGAATGATCACTTGCACTAAATAGTATACTCATTTGTCATTTGTTGTAAGATTATCTAATGCATCTTCTTCTTCTTCTGATATCAATGCTTCCCATTTATCTAATGGGCATGAAGAAGATAGAGATCTAGTCTTAAATCCAAGAGAACAACCACATTCATTACAACAAGGAGCCGTACCTTTTACAGCACATTTCTTTCCTTTGCTTGGACATTCATCACAAATAGCATGTCTCATTGCAGCAACTTCTTCTACAAATTCATCTCTAATAATTGAATTCTTAATACCTTCAACTATCTTGTGTCTTTCCTTCCAGATTGTTTTCAATATACTCATTTCTTTTAATTTTATGTTTAGCTTTTCTATCTTCTTCAATTAATATTTTTTCTTGTAAAATCTTTAATTGACCTAACTTAACTTCTTTATTCTTTTTACCAAAGTATGCACTAAAGGTAGATACATCATGTGCATCTAATCCTTTTTCTATTCTTGGTATAGTTTTTTTGACTAAGTTAGTTTTAATAATAAAATGACCTAATCCTTCTACATTTATTCTAGGGTCTGTTAAACCACTTAACATTTGTCTTATATGGTTATAATAAAAACTTATTGTTTCTTCTACTAATGTATCAGATATATTAAGTTCTTCTGCTACTTCTTTATAAAGTCTATTAGCCTTCTTGGGATTCATGACCTAAAAATTTATAATCTAATAGAATTGTACCTTCAGTTTGAATTTTTAAATTGGGGTTAAGCATAATGACTTTTTTATTTTCACTATCCTTAACCACCAAGTTATTTTTTTCAGCTTTATTAATACAATTTCTAACAGTCTGAGGTGATTTAAATATCCACTCTTCTTCTGAAGAAGCATCATAACAAAAATGTGTAAGCTCAATAGGTTGATTGAAACTTAATAATGTTAAGCAATTCAAGTCTGACTCACTCATTGTTATTCTGTTTACAAAACAATGTGTAAGTATTTGGAATTTTACTACATCCCATTTAGGCATCTTAACCTTTTTCTGAACTTGATTTACTAAAGCCATGATTACTCTTTTTTAAGTTTTCTTTTTTTAGGATCCTCTTGTGCAGCAGCTTCTGTTTCATATCTTTCCTCAGTTTCATGTTCTTCTGGGTGTTGCATTTGATACATAGCCATAGATAACTGAGCATCCCATTGGAATTTTTTGAACTTAGATTCAGCTATGTCCATAAGAAGTTTTTCATACTTAACTTGTGATTCTAAGTAAGGAATAGCATCATCAAAATAAGCCTTCATTTCTAACTTTCTTTCTACTAATTGTTCTGCAGTTAGTTGCTCTAACTCTTCTTGTTGGTTATTGTTTTCCATGTTTATACTTTTTAAGTTTATACAAATATACAATTTTTTGTTTAAACAAAATAAATTTAAATAAAAAATCCAGATACACAAGTACCTGGATCTGAGAATATATGATAATTTATTCTACTTTTTCTTTTTAACTGAAGGTGTTTTTTTAGTTATCATAGGTTTTGATTTTGCTGTAGCTTTCTGCATTTTAACAGAACCTCCATTTTTCATACCTAGTGCTTCTTTAGCTTCTTTTCCAAAAAGACCTTTTTTATTAGCTATAAGGGCAGCTGTTGCAAGACCCGCACCTATAATAGGGCCCTTAACTTTATCAACACCTTCCTTAAAATTGTGCCAAGCTTTTCTTCTATTATTTTTTCTAGTTGCTTTAGATGATTTACACCCTCCGTCACCAGGCCCACATCCGTTAGAGGATCCTCCTTCTGAGTAACTTTTCATAGATCTAATGATCTGTTTTTTGTCATGTATCATAATTATCTGTTTTTTATTGTTAAGTTAAATAATGTAAACATATAGAATTCTCTAGATATATCTACTTCTATAGTTAAAATATCCAATGAAGATATTCTCAATCTAATTGATAGTTTATCCCATTGTTTATTTACTGATTTCCAGCTATTTCTAAACTTCATATCTACTTATTTATATGGTAAATATTTAGTAGCTCCTCTTTGCTTAACTGCTTTTAAAATTTGCTTACGTTGTTTTCCAGTTGACTCATAAGATACATGAACCCAGTCAGGATTAGAATCTGTACCAAATTCCCAAATCATTTGATCAAAATTTACATTCTGTCTTATAAAGTCAAAAACTTGCTTATTAGTAATTGATGTTCCGTCCATGTCAATATCAATTGCTTCACCTGTGCAATGTTGTGAGGACAAACTTCCCCCTACCGCAGTATTCAAGGCTTTGCTTCTGTACCCAGAGCTCAAATGAATAGGAACCCCAAAGTGTTCTCTAATTGGTTGGAATACATTCTCAGCTAACTTTTTAAAGTTCTCAATGTGTTCTGGAGTTGGCATGTTGCTAATTCCTTTTCTTTTAGCTGTTTCACTTCTTGTTACTTCTGCTAATGCTAAATTCTTACTTAATTGCATATTATTTATTTTTAATTGTTAATCTACTACTTCTTCTGAAACTTCTTCTTTGTTTTCAGCTTTTTTCTTTAATGACATAATTCTTCCAGCAGTTGTAATACCAAATGCACCAAGTGTAAGAATCATAAATCCATCAAAGATAAACTCCTTGATAATCAATTCTTTACTTAACATTCCCGTTACTACATCTACTAATAATACAAATACCATAGCAAAGAAAGAGATTACTCCTACAAATGCTTGTTCATTAATATTATTATTGTCACTAATTAATTCTTTAAAAAACTTTTTCATTGTTTATAATTTAATAAGGGAGCTAATGTTACTTTAGGTCTCTTAGGTTTAATAATATCTGTATACCAATACTTATGTGGTTCTTCCTGATCTTCTTCTGTATTTACAGGTTCATCATATCTATAAAAAAATATATCCCCTGTATGATCATCCTTTCTAACATAATGCTGACTTAAATCTACAGAATACACTAAAGTATCTTTCCATGAATAATATAACCATGTGTTATTTATTGCAGCATTTAGTAACCAATGCTCTAATAAATCTAATCTTTTTGCTAATTCTAAGTTATAGGTAAATGTTTCTATAAGCTCTGTCTTCTGAATTAACAATGTATCTTTAATAGCAAGTAAACTATCTTTACTGGCTACCTCAATTTTAAAGGCAGCTATCTTAGCTTTCTGGCTTTCAAATATATCATTGATATTCTTTGCTTGTGCTTTAGTAAGAATAACAACTGAGTCACCTTTAATTACCGTCTGAAGCGGGTAGTTTGATTGGCTGAAAATCAAACTGCTCACCAGTAGACTGCTTAACATTAATAGCTTTTTCATCTGATAATTCTTTTTTAATATCTTTTACAACTGCATTAGTGCTATCTAAACTTCCAATAACTTCTGAAACCATAGACTCTAAATTAGCTTTATCTTCTACAAGTGCTTCATTCTTAGCCTTTAATGAAGATACACTCTTTTTTAAACTTCCGTTTTGTTTTGTAAGTGTTTGATTTGCAGTAGTAAGAACTTCATTCTTCTCTACCACAACTACATGGTCATGACCAGTTGAGAAAACCTGAAAACAAATAAGTGCTATAAATCCAATAGCAGAACCTAATATGATTCTTTTATTCTTTTTCATTTTCTTTTACCAAACAATGTCAAAACAGTTTCCTTTAAGCTTTTAGAATGTTCTGTACTTTCTTCTAACTTTTTTTCTAAGTCTTCTCTGTACTCACCTTCTAGCTCTTCAACTCTTGTTCTATAATCATCCTCACTCTTCATAAGTCTATTAAGAAAAACCCAGCATAAGTATCCTAATCCTAGAACAGCAAATCCTAAGATACCATATTGTGTTAGACTTTCAAATATTCCAAATGACATGACTATTTACTTTTAGTTGTTCTTTTTTTCTTTTTGGTAGCTGCTACTTCTTCCTTAAGTCTGTCTTTTTCAGCAAGGTGTCTTTTAATAAATATCCAAGCTACATATCCTAAAGCTAATACAGCTAATCCAGCAGGTCCATAGTTTCCTAATTGACCAAATACTCCAAAGTCTGGAGCTCCGTTTGCTACTGATGTTGTATCCATTTTAATTATGTATTTTTATCATTAATTCCTTTACTGCCGTAGACAATTCACTTACATTTCTTGCAAGCATCTTTATCTCTAATTGAGTTTGTTCTTGAATAGCTTGGTATTTTAATCTGGCTTCTTGTTCTACAAGTTCTACTTTACCTTTTAATTTACCCATATCTTCTACTGTTTTTCTAACATCAGTATGGACCATTCTTAAAAAATAGCCTATTACAGCTAATGCAGT